TAATGGCTGGCGTGTCCGTACTGCCCAGGATTTGCAGCCATGTGCCCCAATCGTCGTTAGCCGCATCAATGCGGAATGGCCCGCCTCCAGTACCGGCTCTGTCAGCGGCATGTTCTGGCAGAGAAGCCGACGCTGCCAACTCGAACCAGCGTGCGCCGCCGTGTAGATGTCGCTCTATCTCTGCTACACGATAGCCGACAGAATTCTGGATGCCAGCTAGACCCAGGCTCGGTACGTTGTCAATTCCGGCAACGTAATCAGTCATAATTATCCTACTCCGCAATCAGCGTGACGCCGACGTGCCTGCTATCAGTGTTGTCGTATGCCACCGCCAACGCATCGCCCGCGCGCAGTGGTATGTTGATGTCCGTTATGGATATGCTCGTTACTGATGCCATATCCTTGCTATACAGAATTGCATCGTATTCGCTGCCGTCGCCGCTATCGAGAGTGACGGTCAACGTTTCAGATGTGGTTGGTGCAGTATCCACATGCACTAGGAGAGCCGACAGGGTTTGTGGCCCTGTCAGCGGTCCTGTCGTGAATGAGATACTACCGCCCTCGCTCAACGCATTGTGACGGTAGCTCATATGTTATCCCCCTACTGACACTGAATTACGCGCAGCCAGTCGATGCTCATCTCGTCGGTGGTCGTAACCACGCCGGAAAGCATCTCGATGCTAGGCGTTAACACTTCATCATCTGGCCATGTGGCGCCGGAGCAGTCAGCCGATGTAGCCAACTCACCGTCCACATACGCATAGACCGTTTCGCCATCGTACAGGAATTCGTATACTACGTCTGTCGCAGCGGCGAACGTGTCCACAACAACCGAGGATTCGACGCTATTCTTCTCGGTTACAAACTCGACATTCGTGGTCCCGTCAATCTTGCGGAAGTACACGCCATCGGTCATGCCACCGAGTAGAGCCGTGTCCGTAATACACATACCAACCAGGAAATCCACATCAGACGCAACGTCGATCTTGAACTTGATGCCGAAGTAGAGCGGCTGCGCTGCGTTCATCTGGAACGCTTCGCCGTCCAGTTGCAACGTTGCGCCATCGTTCTCGTTGCCAGCCGTAGTGATGAGCAGATGCCCGCCCTTTGTCGTGGTCAGCGCAACAGTAGACTCACCTGCGCCCACCTCGACTAGGGTAGTAGTCCACCCGTCAATCTGGTCAGCATCCGCAGTTCCTGCGCTTTCCCAGTGCGTGAGATACTTCAGTACATTCTCGCCGACTGCATCAAACCAGCGGTCCGTATGACGGCTGTCATACCAGACCAGAGCATTGTTAACTGCTTTCGTTAAGATACTCATGGCTTAACTGTCCACCGTGGTCGTATATAGACCGGCGTATGCGTTAACAGCATTTGAGTATCGCACGTTCGGCCCAACGCTTAGTCCTGTACCGGTAACCGGCTTAATACCGTTCTTGAGATTCACGCCGATAACATTATCGACATACCCAGTTGTCGAGTTGTGGAACGCTAACCCAAGACCTGCGCCAGTTTCAGCCTGCGCAAGCTGCACGTTCTCAACGTAGACAGATTTGCCGGAACCAGTCGAACACTCAACAGCAGCGGCAGTTGTGAAGCACTGAATGTGGCTATTGATGAGCGTAAATCGGTCGTAGCTGCCCGCGAACTTGAACACGTTCGTCGCCGGAGCCGTCATCGTCACATATTCTTTGTGAACGAACCCATCCACGGTGTGGTCTGTAACTGTAGTCGCCACGCTGACCTGAATTAGCGCACCCAAGACAGCAGACGTATTGCGCATCTCGATATTCTTGAGCGTGCAATTGTCGCCCGCAGCCGTGATGGTGATCGCCGTAGCAATGTTCAGGAAATTCGATACAATCAGCAGATTCTCAAGCCATACGCTAGCCGCCTCGATGCTGATTAGCGCAGTCGTGGCCGTGTCAATGGTCAGCGTAGGACGGTCGCCACCCCAACCAAGGCCGATAACCTTGATGCCTGCAACGTCTAACACGCAGTCTGTTGCGCTGCTGATAGACTCCGCATGGCCTGGCATGAGATAAATCACGTCGCCATTGTTGGCCGTACAGTTTCCGACGGCATAGTCGAGCGTCGCAAACGGACTATCTGGGTCCTGCCCGAAGCCTGCAGCGTCGCTTGCCGCAGATGCGCCGGAATCAACAAACCAGATATTGCCGGGATGCTCTGCCAGGTCGGAGATAGTGAACATGCCGCCTGGTTGTTTCTTGCTAAATAGTGGTGTTCGATTTGCCATAATATCCTCATACTCCTCGCGGGTTATCCGCTGTAGGATTGGGGAGGCTGTTACACCTCCCCGCTAGTTTAGGTCAGCAACGTAGCCGGTGCTGGTTCGTAACGTCCGTCAATCACGATAGCCAATACTGCGGCAATATTGGCGAAGTTTGTCGTTTCATCACCGCTCAGTCGCACGTATCCGTAGCCCTCTTCGGCCAACTCAGCACCGTCAACATAAATCTGGTGCATGGAATTAGTCACGGCAGAACTCGAGAATCCAGCCGTAGTCGCAGAAGTCCAGTCGCCCCACACATCAGTCGCCACACAACTGCGATAGATGAACGGTACAACGGCAGAATTGCTAGCGTCCTTGTCGTCACAAGCCTCGACGGTGATAGTGCTGATAGAACCGCCGCTCACACCCTGCTGGATGATGAACAATACGCCGCCGCCCTGCGCGTTGATTACGTCGCTGTCGAACGACGTATCGAACATATCCGCCACCGGCGCCATGGCGTTTACCACATGAAAATTAGGAATACCCATTATCTATTTCCTCCCCTATGCTCTGGCTGCCAAGTTGATGAACGGCGATACGTCGTTGCCGTCATTCGCAGGCGTCAGAGCAGAATTCCACATCGGCTGACCGTCAACGCGATAGATGAACCGGAACACGGTTTCACCTTCCAGGAATCTCACATGAATCGAAGAGGCAGATTGCATCCCGCCTTTTTCGATCATCTGATACTGGCTCGGATCAATCAGCATTATGTCGCCCACGTCGCCTAGGTTGTCGCAACTCTCATGCACGAATGCAGGACGCCCGAAGATCGTGCCGTATGGTGCGGCACTGGCTCCACCTGGCGGCAGATAGACCGGCAAACCACCTGTACCAACGTCAATGGTCATGGTCATCAATTGCGGTAGCACGTCCTGGCTATGCAACCAAATCGCATTACTCTGACTCGGTGCCCACAGTTGCGCCCACATATTCGCTAGGTTCGCGTATGTGATCGTGTCGGCAGCCTGTCCAGTTTCCTTGGCTACGCTGACAACGGCGCCACAACTTTCGATACCCAACGGCTGGCCGGAACCTGTGCCGTTCAAAATCGAATCCTCAACGCCCCAACGAATCTCTTCAGGCAGGATGCGCATCACATACGATTCGAGTGCCGCCGTATCCTGTAACTGCTCCTCGGTAACGTACACCGCAGCAGCCGCTTTCTTGAGCGACAACTTCATCTCGCGGAACTTCGGTCGGCTGGTCGTCACCGATGAATTCTCGGACGCCCAGTAGAAGCGCACGCCACCACGCCGATTGCCCGTGCCTAGATCCGTCTCAGCCTCGGCATAGTAGGTCATGCCGTTGCTGTTCGGTCCGATGCTATCCATTGCTACGCGAGACAGCAAGAACGAGCTATCGTACACACGAGACAGAATGCTAGTATTACGGTCATTGCCCAGAAGGACGCCGCCGTACTGCGGCAACGATTCGCCAAGCCCAGTCGGTGCGGCTTTCATTGCCTTGGCCGATGTGAACGAACCCACGAACTCGTCGCCCAAAGCACCGGCTAGGCTGAACCCGCCTTCGTTGCTCTGGTCATTGGAGCGTAGTTTGTACAAGCGTTCGTCCATCACGTTGTCGCTGGCAGCCTTGACAGCCATCAGGAATTCGCCCGTACTCTTCCACGGATTCTTCTTGTCGGCCTTATCGCGCTCATCCTCGACAACCACGACGCCTGCACTCTTCGCCTTCGGTGCGTTCATGGCCTCATCAATCTGTGCCTTGAGTGCGTCACGTTCGGCAATGACAGCATCCAGCGCGCCGTCGTCTTCCGGTGAATCGAATTCCGACAAATCCTTCAACGCCCGCGCCTGGCTTGTCAACTTGCCAGCCTTGTCGAGGTCGCCGGATGCAATAGCCTCCCGTGCACCCTCGATGTATTCTTGAATATTCATTCCTTATTCCTCCAACTCCATGAGTGATAATTCCAACATCAGCGCAGTCGCTTTCGATTCGTCCGCATCCTGTTCCGACGCTTTACCGGCGTCCTCTGGCAGCAATGCCGCATCCTCGCTAACTCCTGCATCTATGCCATCCGGCAGGCTAATACCCGCCGCTGCATACACAGCCTTCATCGCAGGCAGAGCCACCGCATACGTGTTGCTCGGTTGCTTGCCCGTATCAGTCTCGAATAGCGATAATTCGCCCATCGGCCATTCGAGTATCTCTCCATCCTTCGCAATTCGTGACAGGTGCTCTATCGTACCGCTACTGGCAGCCGCCATGCCCTTCTGTGCGGCCTCCCAGACACGCTCAGCGAGCTTTTGCGCCTTGTCCAGTACTACCCGATACCAAACGCCGTCCGGCTTCACTGTGCGCTCTGTAGTGCGTCCTATGTACGTTGGCGCAGCGGCTAACTTCTTTCCGCTATCGTCAATCGAGTGATAGTAGACAACAGGAGGCAGCGGATACTTGTCCTCATGCAGAGCCGTGTTCGGACTGAAGTATTCGCCGTCCTTATCG